TTTTTCCCTAATAGACATTGTGCTCTCCGATTTAATGTTGAGTTTAGTGAGTTTAGTGTGCAACTTCAGTTTCGGAAAACTATGCTTAGGTGTACCTGTCTTAAATTTTCCAGCGTCTTTAGTTGTTCCAATAGCTGTCTTACTAAGTTCATGAGCATCTCTAGCAGCTTTCTTATATTTTGATTGGTTAAGAGATGAAGCAGCATCGCGAGCTCGCATATGAGCAGCATGTGCTTGTTTATGAATATCGATAGCGCGATAGTGCATATCTTCGTTATCACTATTATGTTTTCCACTATCTCCTTCAGATTTATGACGCTTAGCGTGGCTAGCATGAGCCTTTGCCATGTCGTCATGATAAGAACTTTTTATCGGATGATACTCTGCTTCATTAACTGTTCCTTCATTCCTTGCCAGTCTTACTGTAGCTCTATCGATACCACGCATTCTCATTGCTGCTTTACGCTCTGGACTTTTCTTATAGTCTTGACCAGGATGTGAACCACCTACTGCACTTACTGCATCAACTGTTCCTTGATCCTTACCTTTGAAGTATGCATCTCTTGAGGCCTTACTAATATATTTTCCTGCGAGCCTTTTCGATATCTCATTCATTTTTGGTTTTTCATGTGTGTATCCCATCTTTGAAAATTTAGCATGATCCATTGGAGTCTTTGCTGTGACTTCTTTTCCAGTCTTTGGATCATACATCATATGAGGGTACTTAACAGCTTCGGTAGGTATAGCTTTTGCTGTATCTTTTTTCATAGTTACAGGATGTGTCTTACCTCCAAAGTTAAAATTCTTTTTACCTGCTTTTGCGGCTGCTGCTGCAGCTCCATGAAAAGCTGTTCTTTCGTTTGCCGGAATATCTTCCGGTATATGATATTTAAAAGCTTCACTTAGGACCTTCTTACTTGGCCCGTGATCGCTAAATGGATTGTTTGTTAAAAACATATTTTTCTCCTTTACATCCACATATGGGCCACGTAGGCACCTATTGCTGCAACCACTGCAGCATATACAATCTTATTTATAATACTTACAGTTCTTGTGTTGTCGTCTACAGTTTTCTGTATCTCGTCAAGTTTAACTGATAACTTATTTAAACGTTCTCTCATATTTTCGTGATCGTCCTGCAATGCTATAATCTTCTCCTCTGCTCTTGCCAAAGAAATCATAGCATCAGCAAGTTTATCAATCTTACTCTCGATTCTATCTAATCGTGATTCAGTTGTCTCGTTTTGAGCCATTTTACTGTAATCCTTTAATATTTGTTCTATGAGATCTTTGTCCATAAATATATTTATTTCTCGTCAAAAAATTGACACCTACAATAATTTGTCTATTACTTACTGTCAGGTTTTTGACATTCATCTTCTTTTTCCTTGACCTCTATACTTTTTAAAACTTCTTCGTTTATGTTTATTCATCGTTGAAGTTATTGGTTTTCTTCCAATTGTAGTGCCATGTTTTTTCGGTTCGTGTATTTTAACTGAACGAAATAACTTAGGCATCACTCACTCTTCCAAATTGTCCATATACCATAAGCAATTGCTAAACCTGCTGCAATCTTTGCTAACGGTGCTAAAAATAAAATCATTAATCCAAGAGCGATAAGTATCGCTCCGTCTAATGTTGTTCTTTCTTTAATTCTTTTTGTAATCCAGTTTTTAATCATTAGCATTTCCACCTTCTACGTGCTTGTCTTAATCTACTGTTTGGATCTTTTGCAGCCTTTGGAAACATTTTCATTTGTCCTGCACTCCTTGCACAAAATGATTTACGTCTCTTTGCTGCTTTTGACCCTGGCTTTACTTTACCTGTTACTGCAGTTTGTAGGTTACCACCAGTTTTTCTGTTTACTGCATCGACTCCTTTTTGCGTCATTCCTGCACCTTTTTCAGTTGGACGAAAATGACCTTTCTTATCAGCAGTTTTCTCTAAGATAAAATTTTTAAACCTAACCAAACTCATGGCCTGCAATCCTTTTCATTTGTTTATTAAACTCTGCTTGACCTGGTTTTTTCTTATATAACTTTTTTGTTAAGCTACTATCTTTTTTACCTTTAATTCTATACTTAAAACCTTTTGCCTTATGTTCGGGATCTGTAGTTTTAACTAGCCTTCTTTTATATTGTGCCTCATAAGACTCTGGCCCTTTTGGTGCATCAGTACCTTCATTTTGACCAGGTGTTTTCTTTCTCATAAGCTTTACTGATTCAGGTGTGCCGTAATCATATTGGTACTCTGTAACTTCTCTACCTTGTGCCTTTTGTCTAAAAGCTTTTCTTTTCTTTGCATCAGTTGTTCTTTCAAGATCTTGAATCATAGATGGTTGCTTTACAATCTTTCTTAATTTTTGTAACAAAGCGCCTGGTGTCTTATCGTCCATATACATATCTGGTAAACCAGCAATTGAAACTTTATAACTTGCTTCTTTTACATTATCCATCATCGGTCTTTTAAAACCATGCTTTGATAATACGTCATCTTTATTATGTTTATCGTATGCCGATTGAGTCTTCTTAATATTTTTCTTTTGTATTTGTTTTTTTCTAAGCTTTGCAAAAGTTGGTTTTTCTCTATCAAGTTCAGGTTTACTACCGTCTCTATTATTTTGACCAAATAATTTTAAAGTACTACCTGCAAGCTTTGCTTCTTGAGGTCCACGTTTGGCATCGAGATATGCAGCGACAGCCATCTGTTGACGTTTCTTTTTACTCTTACCTTTAAACTGTGGTGCCTTTGACTTTCTAAAGTCTTTAATGTAGGAACCTATTCCATCTTTTGGATCTAATGGCATATTAATTCTCTTTCATAAATTTTTGAATTGAATATTTTGGTACAGTATTTGGATTTGCTAATTTCAAAAGTAATGCAGTAACATAAAAGTGATCAGCTCTTTTTTGATATAACTGTCTTATCTTATCTGGTGATTTCTTTATCATATCTTGTGTTTGTTTAGCGAGTCTGTTTCTTGCATTTAAGAACTTATTAATATTTTTCATTTCAGATTTATCTGCATCTATCTTCAAAATATTTTGTCCAACAAACTCTCCTTCACCTTCCATCTCAATATCAGCATCTCCCATCAAAGCTGAAAAGGTATATTGAGTTGCTCTTTCATATGCTGTATCAACTTTTTTAGGATTCTTGATTCCTTCGAACTTTATGAAGAAAGTTCCAAATTGATCTTCATTTATCTGTTTTCTAAATTCAAAGAAATCTATCATTTCATACTTCCTATTTTTTTACGAGTACCCATAGCTTTAGTATCACCTTTATCCATCATTCCCTTCATACCCATTGAAGGATCTGACTTACCATGATAACCTGCAGCTTTCCCTGGTGGTAATTTTTTCATCTTACCTTTTGCTATAAAATCTGCCATTGCTTTTCTTTCAGCATCAGTAGTCTTATCTTCATTTTTCTTTTTCTTTTTACCTCTTTCAGCCATTGATGCATGTGCAGCTTTTTGTTGAGCATAAGATACGTAACCTTCTTTCTTGGCTTTCTTCTTACCCTTACCACTTAGATCTGAATCAGCACCGTAATAAGTACCTTTACCTTTTGTGATATATGAATTTACTCTTGCCATACCCCATTGTTGTGGTGTAGTTCCAGGTCTGTGACCGGTTCTCCAAGCAGCCATTCCTCTGTTATATACTTTTTTTAACGTACCATAAGATATACCAGACTTTGCTGCTTTCTTTTTCAAGCCTTCATTCTCGAGTAATTCATCGAAAGCTTCTGTATAAGATGAAAATTTAAGCATCTTGTTTACTCCTGTTTTTTATTTTTCTAACCTTTGCGCGATCTAACATTCGAGCATGTTTCATTTTATCGACCATCTTTTCGCGTTCAATTTTTTTCTTAACTAATTCAACTGCATCTTCGCCAAACATCTTACGATACTTAAGTGTATGTTTGCTTGGTTTAGTTTTTGCTTTCGCATCACCCGGTGCTTTCTTATAAGCAGCAGGATTATCATCATCCATCTTTGCATGTTTTCTAAAGTGTGCTAACCTCTTCTTCTTAGTAGCTTTCCCTAGACCCTTGTAATAAGGTGCAGGCTGTGAGCCTTTTTTATCTTTAATATCTTTGTCTTGTCTTACTCTATCAGTAAAATCTTTTTCAACTAATTCAATTGCATCTAGCCACTTGCGATAAAGTTTACCGCCTGACTCAATGATGACATAATTGCTTCCAAGCTTGGTAACACGACCCAACTCGTCAGTACCCAAGATAGCAACACTATCACCAACACTATAAAGGTTTCCTTTAACATATTTCTCCCTCGTTTCTGAAACGGGGTCGAGGTTTAACTTATTAAAATATTCTTTCTGTTGTTTTAGTCCCATACCTTTTCGCACTTCGTTATAAACTCTTTTAGCGTCTGAGTTAGATACGTTCCTTGGTAAACCCTGAGAAAATTGTGTAAAGTTACCATCACTTGCAATCTTTCTCATTTTTGATGCTGACATTCCTGAGACATCATCAGCGTCAGGGTCCCTCTCCCCGGCTGACACGACATTAATTTTATTAAAATTATAGAGCCCGTGCCTACTTTTAACGCCATTATACTTGTTCAATAGCGTTTGGAATTCGTTAACTCTATCAGAGCCAACCACCATGTTGATATTTTTATAACCTTCATTATATAACTTCGTAACGGCATCAAATACACTCTTAACTTTTTTATCAAGAATGACTTGCCTTGCGTGCTTAGGAAAAAACTTTCTTACAGTCTTTACTTTAAAATTATATTCAAGCGGGTTCTTTTTGCTGTCCATGCTTTGTGTCAAATAAACTCTATAAGGATTCTTTCCAGACTTCTTAGATAGTTCATTCATCAATTTTTCATGACCAGTGGTTGGAGGATTCATACGGCCAAACGTAAAATATATGGTCTTATCTTCCTCAATCAAAAATGATTTAAATGAATTTATCATTAACCTTTCTTTCTTTGTACTTCTTTTTTTCTAACGTCTTTAAATATACGTTTTGCTATTCTTTGTATTCTTGCCTTCAAGGCAGGCTTATCGAGTCTCTTTTCAATCTCTTGTTTTCTTGCAAAAGTAAGTTCTCTTTTTGGTATTCCTCTTGTTAACTTCTTTGCAAGTTGATTACGAGCCTGCCTCATTGATCTTTTTTCGAGAGTCTTTTTGTTAGCCATTTTTCTTCTGGCTCTGTCTCTACCTATTTTAATTCTTGCCTTTAATCGTTTCATTAAACGACCACGCTTCATTCTTTGTTGTAGCGTTAGAGCTTCATCAACCGTCTCTTCATATATCTTGTCTATTTCTTTTTTAACTTTAGGATCTTTTAAAAGATCTTTCGAAATCTTTTGAATAGCCGTCTTCTTATCAATTTGAAATTTATCATTAAATCTCTTATCTCTTATTATCTTTATTGCGGCTTTTACTTGGTCTGCTGCAGATAAATTCCTTACTGCTTCATCAACACTCTCAGATGTTGAAGGTTTTTTAATACCAGGGCTACCTAAACCTTTTCGTACTGCCATGTTCATGCCTTTTGTACGATCTTTCTTTTTATCCTTTTTTGCAAATTTTAAATAACCACCTAACCTATATGAAGATATTTCGTTTTGTGTTTCTTCAGCAAATTCTTTTCGAGCTCTCATATCCATATCAGCTTTAGCAGCCATTTTTTTCTTTTCTGCATCATCTGTTTTCTTTTGATTCTTCTTTTGAGAAGCTGCAGCTTGGAATCTCATTCTCATTAATTTATCGGCAAGTGAATTATCACCAAAGCTTGATTCTTTTTTAATAACTTCTTTATCAGTCTTAACCATTCTTATTCCGACTTTACCGTCAGGCTTTATATATTTTTCTGGTTTTCTATCAGCACTCTGGACTGCATCATTCATCTTTGCAAATGCTGCCTTACGATTTGCATCAGTCTTGAATCCAGCATTTAAATCATCTTTGGCTTTAGTAATAGCTTTCTTACGCATAAACTTACTTACGCCTCTTTTACCTTTGACTGGTACTTTTAAATTTGGAAGTTTCTTATCCGACTTCATTGACAGTTCATTAACTATGTCGAAAAAAGATTTTAATTGGGTCATATCAGTTCCTCCCTGGTTTGTCCCATCCTTTTAATATATCTGGTGAAAAGTTTGCGTATGAGAACTCCATACGGTCCACAATTTTCACTGCATCACCACCAAGTTTGTCAATAGCAACGTATCCTTCTTGACCTGTAGTCTTATAACCATTTCTTGTCTTTAAGAACGTTTTAGTACTATTTAACTTATTAAGTATATTTATAAGTTTTAACTTCGCTAGAACTATAACTTTTTGCATTTCAAACATCATCATTAAGCTAATTTTATTTTGAGGTGAAAAGAATTTTAATAAATCGTCAAGTTTCTTTTGTTGGCCCTCTTTGCCTCTTTCAGTTTTTCTGTTATCTATTTCTTTCTGATACTTCTGTTGTATGTATCGTATTAATTTTTCAACGTGGGTTTTAGTGTTACCAATGACTTGACCTTTTCGTACATACGTATTATTAAAAGTTTCAATCGTTTGAGCAAGATTTTGATTAGCTTCGAGAGTACGTAAGGTAGTACCAGAAATTTTATTAAATATCCTGCCAGCGTTACTAAGATGTGCATTGACTTCCTCCGTATCTTTTTTAGTCATAGTGAATCGTGTCATGTCTCTTAACATTGCGTCTTGTGACCAAACGTCTTTTGATTTAAAATTGGAAGTATCTACGCCATAAGAAGCTTTCATGTCTTCAAATTTTCTACCTGTATATGATGTGTGCCAAACTACACCAATCTTTGCGGCTCGAGCTTTCTTTGCTGCTTCACTGTTTGTAGGTATCGCATACATGATTGTGTTGGGGTGAAACGTAAGATATGGTTTACCTTTTATCTTCTTTGTTTTTAAATCACCAGGTCCAAATAAAAAATCACCTTGTATTACACCTTTGATACCAATGTTTGGTAAGTATTTAAGTGCTGCTTTTAATTTTGTATTGAGATCACCAGAAGTATCGTCATCAATATCATCGTTAGATTTATATACCTTTGGAGTGGCATTGAAAATTCCTTTCTTTGCAACAAAAAATGCACCGTCACGAGGATCAGTACCGGCAAAAACAGCTGGAGCTCCATCCCATTTGACGCTAACGTTTCCATCTTTGACTCCTCCTAACATATCTCTAAGAGAACGTAAAGCAAGTATTGCCTGTCTTGTACCATCGACACCACCATACAGGACTTTATCCTCAATGTGAGTCATATGAGTGTTCTTTTGTTCCGTAATAAATTCTTTAAAGTTCATTAGATTTTAACTGCTGGTTTTATAGAGCTCTGTGTTATAGTATCTATAATTACGTTTCTTGCATTAACTGGACCTACATGTAATATCTCGCCGTAGGTTGCGTCTTTCTTTTCATTGTTAATAAATATGACAGTATGTTTAGAAAAGTATCTTGATGCGATTTGTTTAAATTCATTTTCAAGACTCTTATATACTCTTGGATTTTTTTGTTTTAAAACTTTTAGTTTTTTACGACCAAATTCTAAACCAGTGCCACCTCCACCAGATTTAATTCCAATTTTTGCGAACTCATCAGCAAACTTACCAGCAAGTTTAGAAGTATCCTCTGCACCACCCATAAAGAAACCAGCGACATAACCTTTTGGTATTTCACCTCTATCAGTTTTTGATACACTTATACTTTTTAATTCAGCACCATTATTACCTAAACTAACATCTATACCCTTTGACGCACCGCCACCGATCGATGCTTCGTCATACATAAAATAAAACATAAATTCACCGGGTCCTATACCAGACATCGGATAATGAATTAAACTTTCTGCATTTTTTGCATCTTCTTTTTTTAACTTGGCAAGAAGTTTGTTATGCGCATCCTTTGAAAACTTAGTACCCTTAATAGTATCATTTAAATCAAAGTTAGGAAACCAAGTTGATCGTACAACAAACTGTATTTCTTTTTTATATTTAGTTGTTTTAAGATCCTGTGACTTAAGAGTAAAGGCTTTTAGTCTTAAAGCGTTTTTTACAAAGTCGCCATCTAGATCTTTGAGTTCCATATCTTCTAATATGCTATATAATCTTTTAAATCTCACAGTCTGCCTCCACTTCTAATTTTTATTAATGGTTTTAAATTCTTTCCTGAATAATTGTGTATTGTGACGTCTTCTTCTCTTATATCATCAGCATAATATATTATCTCACCCATTCTATTTCCCGTATCTTTTGAACCTACAAAAATAAATGGAAACTTTCCAAAATAATTTTTTACAGTTAATGCTTGAAATTCTTTTTCTATTTTAGTAAATTCACCGGCTCCATCACCACTTTTTAATTTATCAATAGTTGTTTTTTTAACACTTTGAGGTGTATTAATTCCTAATTTATCTTTTTGTAAATTAACGAGTTTTGTTATAATTGTATTCGATGTTATTTCTTCACCATTCTTACGTACAGCCTGCTTAGATATTTTTTCCTCTTTGTCTTTTTCCACTTTATCTACGCCTGTACCTATTCTAAATCCTTCGACATAATTTTTATCATAATATTTTACAGCCTTAACTTCATATTTTTTTGTTCCGATCCTAACATCACCATCATCATTACCTCCAGCTAAATAAACTTTATCGTGTAATAGATATATAAGTACTTCAGCTGGCCCAAAACTTTCAAACTTGTTTTGAACTATTTCTCTATATTGATCTATTGGAATAGCACTCTTTATTTCTCTTACTAAACTATTATAAGCTTTTGCTTCTGATAATCCAAACTGATTTTGTTTCAAAGCTCTTTCAAATATATTTTTGCCATTTAATTTAATATATTTTCTCATATATAATTCTTGTATCTCAAACTTATATTTTAAACTATCTTGTCCTTCAAAATCAGATCCAGTAAGTTTAAGTACTCTACCATACGGTAATTTACTTTTTATCCATTCTAAACTGGCCGGCGTAAATCTGAACTTTGACATCTCTTTCCACTATAATATTATTATACACTATTTATAATGGTTTGTACATAAAAAAAGCACCCGAAGGTGCTTTTAATCGTGTATATTTTCGCAGAAATTTTTTATCTCTGGAAAGACGCCTATTCTACAGTTACCTTTATAATATTCGATAGGCCAACCGATGAATATTATAACAAATATTAATATGAAAATAATAGAAACCGCGCGTTCCTTAAGGAACGACCAAAATTTATTAACGACCACGTTTTTTAAACGTCATACTTTTATTAAATCTTTTCTTATGAGAAGAATTTTTCTTTCTTCTATCATGTTCACGGTTACGAGGATCATACATCTCGTAACCACGAATACCATTATCCTTTGCCCATGCGGCAATCATTTCTGGTTTATGTTTACTTGAACTCATTTTTTAAACCTCACACTGTAACTCTTGCCATCATAATTAAAAGTAATTATTGAATGAGAGTAAATTGTTTCCATTGACTCTTTGTATCTTGTTAATTTTCTACAAACAAGTTCCGTACCATCTTTTGCAGTACTGTTCTGATGACCTAACAATCCACCAATAATCGCACCTGCTGTTCCACCGTCAGGCATGTTCTTGGTAACGTTGTTACCAATGATACCGCCGATAATCGCACCCATAACTGCGTCACCAGTCTTATCACCTGATACTCTTCTTTCAGAACAAACTTCAACATTATATGGCGTTCTTTTAATTACTGTCTTTTCGTAATCTTGAATATCAATATTATATGGTTGAGTCGCGAAAGCCTCATTGATTAGAAATACTGAACCAAATCCGGCTAAAAAAGCTAATACTTTACTTCTCATTTCTTTAACTTCCATAAGATATATTCTTCACCATTTGCTTTCATGGTAATGGCAGGAACTCCCGATGGTTTTGTCTTACCAATGTATTCCCATTTATAGCCGTCTTTCATTTGAGCGTTGGCCGTTTCTCTAAACTCTTGAGTGTCAATGCTGAACATACCAAGAACTAATGCTACTATTCCCATATTTCTCTCCTTCCTTGGGTTAGAAGGTAGCTTACGCTACCTCCGCAAATTCTAATGCTGTCTTAAGAGCATCTCTTTTTCTGATTTGGTTACCACCAAACCATGAAGAGTATAACCTGTTATCAGGATTTCTACCCTGCAAGTGATCTGTCACGTAAGTAACAGAATTAAAAGCCTGCCACCAAGAGCCTTCGGCATACTTAGCGCCGGGCTGAAGCTCGATAGCATCAAATGCAGCCTTTGCATTCTTTGAAAGAGTCTCTACTGATAACTCTTGATTTTGAACACGCTTGTCAGCTGTTCTTGGAAAGACTGTATTGTAATACTCTATAAGATTATCTATATTATATCTCTTAGAACCAAGAAACTCAGCCATTTCTTTGTACTGACTTAACTTAGCAGAAGCGATACCAAGAGCCTTCTTAACTTCATCGGCATTGAACTCTGTTCTGTGACCGACTTTAACGGATCTTTCAGCCTTTGCCTCAAGAGATAATGATAAAGTATTGTTACATACCACTCTAATTGGAGTAAACCTCACATCGATAGAGAAACCGTACTTATGTGGATTCGAAAAGAGCAAGTATGACTCGACGGTGTCACCACCAAACAAATCAAAAGACTCTTTAACTTTCGCTAAAGCCCATACGAGCTGACCACCCTTGAGTGAACCTGCTGTATGCATTTCCATATCGCCTTTTAAGACGTACTCGCTGAAGAAGTTGAATGCATCTTCGTTTTGGACAGGATTCCAAACCTGACCGATGTTAGTAAGAACTTTATTATCAGAACTTCTGACTAAAGCCTTCATACCAGTAGGAATTTTTTTGTCGCCTACAGTGACGTATGAATCAATCTGCTCGACTGTCCAGTCTAAGCCAGCTTTCTTCATCATTTGATTCGGTGTAAGATCGTTACTGACCGGAACACCAAGGCCGTGCCAAGGAACTTCCCCCGCGTAAGCCATTGTTTCAACATTATGAGCCATATTTACCTTCCTTTCTTTATGCTAAAATAATATAGGCTAAAAATAATTCTGCGAACAGAATAACAGAACAAATAAAATATAAAAGTGATTTAAGCATCTT